AAATTTCATGTCGGGTGTGATGGAGTCGAACCACCTGTCATCTCTGACCCTGCAACCAACCAGGAGCACCCTAATGTTAGGTCATCACCCTACGGTTTTGCTCGACCTTACCGTTGGTCTAGCTTTCGGTTTCCCTAGGCGTGTCCATATCCGAAGACTTAGGTGGTGCCGAAGCGCCTGCGATTTACCACAGGAGCGCCTGCGATTTACCACAGGAGCGCCGCTGCTAACGACTAGCTGACCTGTGGAATAATAGATAGATGACGAGGACCGCCTAAGCAACCCCGCGCTCACATGGTTCAGCTACCATGCTCACAACCCCGCTGAAAGGATTAATCACCTTGTAAAGTACCTGTACGTACCATCTAGCAGAGGTACAGGTGTTATGAGCGGATACGGGGATTCGAACCCCGACTCTTTGCGTGGAAGGCAAGTATGCTAGCCGTTAACATCATATCCGCATAGACCGTTAGGACAACCGGGTGTAACCCAGGAACCGCCGTGTATAACGGTTTTACATCCTAACTCTGGTGGCATGACAGGAGTCGAACCTGCACGTCCCGAAAGACTCTAATCAAACAGAAGGGTATACCATTTCCCCCTCACACGCCTAAGTCACCAGTATAGCACACGGTGACTCCGCTGTCAACGATTTTCCCGACCTTGACGCCGCTAAGCTACTCAGGGAACGCTTACCACTTTCATGGCAGCTTCTGACCCAGGAAGCATCACCGGCAAGCGGGAGAGGCCACAAGGGTCGTACATGGACGGAACAATGGCAGGGATGTCGCCCTGGACAGACCATCACTCCGGCGCAGGTGGAAGGACTCGAACCCTCATACCTACGAGTGTGTGCGAATTCGATGGCAATTAGCGCACACCACTTCACACTTTTCGATTTCGTCAAGTAACGCCTGCTTGTTGCCCTGTTTGACCATGGATGCCAGATTTGCAACCTTAATTGATGGATCTAGATGATCAAAATCCATAACATAGTACGGGTACTGAATCCCGCAGTCAGCGCATGGGATTTCCCGCGCTTTGCGGCTGATGTCTTTTAACACCGCCTCTTGCGCTCTAGATCGAGCACCGTAGTCAGATTTGTTATTCTGATAGTGCTCGCGGCGGTAAGCTCTCATGCAAGTAATACAGTACGGTTGCCTTCCACTAGCTTTACTGGCATTTCTTGAGAAGCTCTCTAAGCTAAGAGTTTCTTTGCATCGTGGACAGAGTTTTGTTTCCATTTCAACATCATAGCCTCTAAGCCTAACAGCGGGGTTGGAAGCCGCTGTCTTATGCCTTTAGACGACACCTACATTGTCTTTATTCTTCACTGCTTCCAAATACTCTAATGCAAGAGTTTTCTTACGGCATGAAGAACATGCTTCGTAAAGCATATCAGCTAACTTGTTGATTTCTTCTGCCATTGGCTCAGAAGGATCAACCTTCAAATGATCAACACCAACACTGAAATACTGTTCCCGCAAAGGGCACTCTTCACAGAACTTGTCAGCGTACTCACCCATACCATAGTGTATCACACTTCCGAGTGAGTTGCAGGACCGCAGGGACTCGAACCCCGACCTAACAGTTTTGGAGACTGCTGCGCTACCATTACACCACGATCCTATGACGGTTGTGGGTACGAATTCTGTGGCATACAGCGCACACGACTTCGCACTTGGCGACCTCTAACAACAGCTTAGCCTCTGATCCCAGCTTTGTCAAGTTCGCAATGCTGTTGATCTTCGCCTCGCCATCAAGATGGTCGAAGTCCATAGCGTAAGACGGATATCGGTTACCGCAATCCGTACAAGGAACGTCTTTGAGTGCAGCTGCCAAATCTAAGAGACGTTGCTTCTGCGATACGGCTCGGTCAAGATACGGCTGCTTGTTAGCCTGGTAGTGCTCTCTACGGTATTCTTTCATGCATGACCGACAGTAGCCTTGTAGGCCGTCAGACTTTGCCTTGTTAGGAGAGAAACTGCTTAGCGGTAGATTTGTTTCGCAGCGATTGCAATACTTCATCTAACCATTGTACTCCAAAGCCATAGAAGTTTTGGAGACTCTTGTGCTAGCCATTACACTACGTTCCCGTGGGGTCACCAGAGCACGACTCTGGACTTGACGATTCAGTTCGCCCGTGCTGCTTTGACACTACGGCCCCAAGATAGAAGGTACCAACTCCGTGCCATTTCAGGTCTGAAGTGTTCCCTGTGGTTCTACCAGGACTTACACCGGGAAGTGGCCAACTGCTAGGTCAGCCTGTTTTATTCGTTAAACTATAGAACCAAGGCCCCTACCATTACAGTAGGGGACAAGAGGATTCAGACCGAAGTCCTAACCTCTCTTGCCACAATCTTTAGGACCATTGTGGAGGACCCTTCACCCACGCTAGCCGGGTGTCAACCCTCGTTCCGAGGGACCACTCCCCAGCTGTCTGGGGCCGAGAGACACTTTAGCAGGTCCCTGTTGCTTTTTCAAGCCCCGTCCGAATATTTCTTCGGGAGCCTACTCGATATCCGCCTTGGCGTGCCAAAACACGGGATTGATCATCCCGGCAGGCTGCGCAACTTGAAATTTACGAGTAGTTGACTTCATGGGAGCCAGTATAGCACACCCCCGTTGGCTTTGCAACCGAAACCCAAACTTTCTTGAGGCCGTGAGGTATCATGGACGCATGATGTTCCTTGCCCTCCTATCCCAGGTTTCAGCGAGCGGCGACACTTCCGACGTTCTCAAGAACTTGCTTACAGCCCTCAACCTCGGTGTAGCCGGGGTGTGGGTTGTCGCGTTCGTGAAGGGTTGGATCGTACCAGGCAAGATCTACGAGAACGAAAAGGCAATGCGTGAGAAGGCTGACCAGAACTACCGTGAACTGGTCAACACCATGCAAACCGATTTCCTTCCTGAGCTTGAGCGTGGACGTAACGCCAACCAAACCCTCGCTGCCCTTCTAGAGAAGTTGTTGCAGAAGATCCGAACGTAATGCGTGTTGCGTAATTACGCATCAAACAATGATGCGTACCGTAGAACGCTGCTTCTTCAAGTTCACCCCTGTGAGAGTTTCGAACGCACCACTCACAGCATCCATCTGGTCGTCGTGAAGGTTCGTTTCAGAACCGAACCCTAGCGCTTCGTCCTTGAAATCGTTGATCCATCCGCCGCCGCCCTTGAGCTTCACTTCGCCGCGCTTCACTTTCGGTGCCCACAAGTTCACTCGGGCTTCCTTGTCCTTAACAACAGGGAACCCAGCAAAGTCGTAACCCAACAGCACGTGACGACCGTAATGTGACACCTGTGCCTTACCGGCCTGTCCAGGGTCCTGATCCATACGTACCTTCACGCGAGGACCGTCGTCGTAAGCTGTTGCCTTGATGCGGCGCTCAACTTCAGCTGAGTTGCCACGGAAGCGTTGAATGTCAAGAATCCAGAAGTACCCGTCGACAATAGCACACAGAGCACCGACTGTCCAGTCGGGGTCACGGTTAGATTCGGATGGTTCGGTTGCTGCGAGGTCCCAATAACGGACAAGGTTGTAGCGGGCACGTTCAGGTACCTCTTCAGGTGCAACAATGTTGTCGTCAAAGTCGGATGCGTTGAAGAACTTACCGGATTCGACAGCGTACCAGTCTCCACCTTCCAGCTGAGCACGGTCAACAGGAGACAGACGGCTAAGAGCTTCAGCGTACGAAGCGTGGTCGATGTACGGGTTGTCCTGGTAGCCTGCTGGGATATACAGACGGCCCTTCTCGGGTCCTTCCTCAAGGAAGTAGCGGCGCACCCAGTTAGCGGCTGGGTTGGACGCAGAACGGGCACGTAGAGGAACGCGTGCGAGACGCTGCCCGGATTCCACCGATGGCTTACGCAAACGGGAAAGCATGTACCGGTATGATTGCTCACGGATTTCGGTTAGCTCGTCAAACCCCAAATATTGGAACTCGGCACCCTTGTAGCGAAGGTGGTCATCAGCATTCTGAAGGTAACCGAACGATAGGGTGGCACCAGAAGGAAAGTAAGCTGTAGATGCTTGCTTTGACCAACGAACCTCAGGGTACTCACCGAACCAATCCTTAGCACGGTCCATGATAGCGCCAGGAAGCGAAAGGTCAGCGTAGCTGTTACGGAAGATCATTCCAGCGTAACCAGGCACGTCAGCGTACTGCAACGCTGCCATAATCAGAGCGTCAGACTTACCGCCAGCTGCACGACCACCATAAAGAACTTCGAACGCCTCAGAGCGAAGGAACGCCTTCTGCTTCGGGTACGGTTCGTGAGGACAGTAGATCGGCGGCTTAGGTTCAAGGAACTTATGAATCTTCTCCCAATCGGGTTCAGAATCTGCTGCGATCTCTTGGGTATCTGTCATGATACCCAAGTTTACAGTAAAGTCAGCTTTACGCCTAAAAAAGCGACGGGGCCTTGCCAAAGTTCGCTAACTCCTGTTCCATATCCGCTAAACGCTGAATACGATCTGCGCGGGTTCCAACCAACAATATACCATCATGTATGTCATCTAGAACCGAACGCTCGACAGGAGGATTAGATCTGAAATCTGGTGCAGCACAATTCGCCATCATCGAAGCGATCACACCAATATTACGACAATCCAAGTAACCAAACCCCATACGGATCTGCTCACGGTAATGATCCCAACCATCAGGGTAACGGTCACGCATATGCAGCACCCTATGACAACGGTGACATAAAGCAACCAAACTGGTGTTGTCCGAGAAACTGTAATCTTCCCGGTGAGCTTCTACCCCCGCATCCATCCCGCACGCAGCGCAAACACTCGTATCGAAGATCAGGATCAGCCCTGCCTTACGTTTCAGCTTCCACAGCTTCGCGCTACGGTGCCGTTCAGCGATACTGAACTCTAGGTACGGTTTCTTGGCCATGCCGGGTGTGCCTCCACGTCTAACTCTACCTTGTTCAGTTTCGGGTTGTTCGGAGTGAGTTTCCAGCCAGCTTTCAACAGCCCCTCCTTAGACGCCAACCGGACAATAGCAACAACTTTAGTGAAACCCAACAGCCCGGTCATCTGAGCGGACTGATCACCGATAAACCCCAACACTCCCATACGCCGCCATTCCGGCAACACAAAAATGCTCTTCAACCGTAACGTAGAATCGTTCACACGTATCAACCCGAAGATAGCGATCAGGTCCGTACCATCCAGTATCACCTTAAACCATGTGGTGTTCTGTGTGTCCTTGAACGACAACCCGTCCCTCTTAGCTAACACCCCACAGTCGGTTCTCCTGATCTCATCCCATGTTGTCAGGTCGATACGTAGACGATCCCAGTTCAGTCGGTCCATCGGTCCACGAACCTCTTAAACTCAGGGTTAATGAGCAATGGCTTATGAATCTGGATCAGATGAACACCAGGATCAGGGTTGATCTCGATGATCTTCGGCCCTGTAGGTGTAATCATCACATCTAAACCAAGATAACGCAAGAACCCGCCATCATACAAGCGCTTAGCAGAATCCAACACCATGTGTTGTGCTTCATCCCAAAATGGGATACGCTTACCGAAAATCTGGTTGTCGCTTTCAGGATGCCTTTCAAAACGGTACGTATGATCGTACATCGGGAAACGGTCAGAACCGCGGCGCTTACCATCAAGGCCCCAACGCATGTTCATCGGACTGAAATCCTCAAAAGTATATCCCATTGTGCCACCTGACACAAACGTTGTTAGACCACCTTTACTGAAGTTGTCAAGTTCGCCTGATGCCTTTGTACCCCACTTGTGAACAACCGCAGCAATCCGCGCCTTACCTTCATCGTAGAAAGTGAGGAAACGCAAAGTGTTAAAACTATACGGCCATACCTGCATACTGTACACATGCGGTGGAAGTATCTGCTCAATCAGGAACTCATCACCGGTAGCTGCTAACCTCTGCATCTCAGTTGCGTCAATACCACCAAAATGAAACTCAACACCGTCACCTTGCCAACCTGAAGCGGGCTTTAACACACAACCGACAGGGATCTTCTTCTCACCATGAATTTCGCCATCCATAATGTGTGTGTAACGTTCAGCGAACAACGACTCGCTTAACCCAAGATTAGCGACAGTTTTGTTCTGAAACAAAGGACCGAACACACCGTTTGAATTTACCGCACCCTCCGAATCAACATCGTCCAAGAACATGTGCGCGTTAGAGTCGGTCAACCGGTACAGTGCGATACTCCAAGGATGGAACCTTTCAATCATCGGTTTCCCTTTCGAACTCTTCTCGTTCTTCGTCAGTCATCAGCTTCGTTTCAACCGGCACCCAAGCACGGCTATACTTGCGGGTCTGAAGGTTCTTGCGCTTCAGCAACGTACCATCATACAGCAAAGCGACCTCACCTTCAGTCATCCCCATCTTCTGGATCATCTCATCGGGTGTCGTACCGTAATCGTCAACCAACGTCTGCACAAGGTCACGCATCCGCAACGCAGCGTGCGTTCCTTTCGCACGATTCATGCGGACAGTCATCATGATCGCTTCCTTATCACCGATATCCACACGGACACACGGCACCAACCCGTTGTCGCGTGCAATAATCTTCTTCGAGTTAGACCCAAGGAACCAACGATGGTAGCCGTCAATGATCATGCCGTTACGGTTAATGATGATGGGGAACACCCACCCAGCTTCCCCAAGAATCGACTCTTCAAGAAGTTTCAGTTCTTTGTTAAACACCACGTTAGGGTTCCAGCTGTTAGAAAACAACTCAGACGTATGCACCCATTCGATGCTGTCGATAGCGTGTGTCACTTCGGTCCCTTGTAACCCTTAGAATCTACGTAAATCCCTGTTAGCCTCTGCTTGATCTTTCCGAACGCCAGCGTCTTCAACAGCAAGTCAATCGGATAGTTCTTAGGGTCTTTTTCGTAGCGTGCCTTCCATTGTACCACACGCTTGATCGCTTCTTTCTTCTGTTCAGGCGGAACCTGTTCTTCAACGTAACGCATCGCACCGTTGAACCCACGACCCAGATACGGGGCTATGATAGCGTTCTGATCAAAATCATCCCAGTAGCGCGCCTGATCAGCCATGTCAGGGAAAATCTCAAGGATCTGCTCGTAGAACTCCGGTTCGATCTCAGCTAGCTGCTTGAATTTCTTAGCGGCTGCGGCATGAAGAGCAGTGCTGACACGCAAACCAATACCAGCAATTTCCTGTGCTTCATACACCTCACACCACGGCATACCTGACTCGTAAATGAACTGCAACACATCGTTCTGCTCCCAATCGTAGATAGGCTTACATAGCTTCACACGAGAACGCTGGTTGTGCTCGATACTGCTGATGTAGTTCTCGTTCAGCTTCTGCGTTACCGACCGGAACCGCACAAGGCTCTCAGACGCCCTCACGCCCGTCAGGAAGGCCACAGAACCAGGACCGCACAGGTAGTTGGCAATCTGGTCATCGACGCTGTGCTGGTCAAACTGGCCGTCTGAAGCCATCCCAACATCTTCACCTGTGATCGCCCATTCTGGTTGTTGCCCCACCCATTCACGGTCAGGGTCCCATTCGATGTACGCTTCCTTCTGCCCTAACACAAACTTGCCGTTCGACATTGGCAAACAGAACCAGTGCAAGTTGCACCAGTCATAATGGCGGAACGTTTCAACGAACTTCAGAACGCTAGGGTTGATTACCTCTTCGTGACGGAACGCTACAGTAACTGGGCCAAGCCCGTTCTTCTCATGGAACTCTTTTACCAACAACAACAGAGCTTCGCTGTCTTTGCCGCCACTAAACATCACCACCGTATGATCAAACAGATCGTACACATGTTCGATCCGTTCCCTTCCAGCTGTCAACACATCTTTGTCAATGTACTTTTTAGCGCGTGGCATCTTCGTAGCTCATGTTCTCGTACAGCATCTTGTCGATGTACGCTGGGCGAGCCGTGTTGTCAGTTGTGTACAAGTTGAAACAAACACCGATACGACAACTGTAGAAATCGGTCGGGCCAGGCGGAACACTATGGATCAGTTCGTCGCCCTTCATCAACACGATAGGACCAGGGATCGACTCGATATCGACTGTTCCCTCTTCGCATTCCACACGCAACGGCGCACCCTGCTGTAGGAACAGCAAAGCAGCAAGAGGCTGAGTGTCAAGGTGACGACCCTCAGTGTCATCGCCAACATACTTACGAACATTCACCGACGAACGGTACCATGGTGACAGAATCAGATCCATACCAGTGACCTCGCGTGCCAACCTCAGAATCCAGTCTTCCCAATCCAAAATCCCAGGAGCGTACTTCTCGATACCGGCACGATCCAACATTGAGAACCGTGCCGGGTCACCCTGAGAGCCAACAGCTTCACGACGAATCCACTCGTCATTTCTGATGAAACGAACATCGCTCGCCGTATGGTTACATTGCCACCTATCCATAACAGGCGGCATCGCAACCACCTTATGACGCGCAAAGATCTTCGCAGCTGGGCTAGGTGAAGAGTAACTAGTTGAGATCAAGTCCGTTGATGTAAACATCAATTCGTCCTCCAAGGGTAGCTTCGTCCGGGTATTGTCCCTTCAACCAGCGGACAAACCTGTGCCACGTTGCCTGTTGTTCTTCGTCCTCAAAGACAATCGTTGCACTGATAACAGGTTGCGGGGTGGGGCGCTCAGGCGGCGGCGCTTCCTCTTCATCATGAAAATCCGGTATTTCGAAGGCGTCATCGTTTGCAGCAGCAACCAAACCGTCGAGCTTGTCTTCCATAGCGGCAACATCAAACAGATCATACATGGTCGCCGCCAACAAATCGTCGTCATGACGGAACTCGTTAACCATCTTCAACAACGCTTCATCATCGTACTCACCAAGATCATGAGAACGGTTATCAGCGATAGCGTAAGCAGCAGCCTTATCGTCGTCATCATCAACCAGCATCACAGCGATATGGGACCATCCTAAGCGCCTCGCAGCCTGCAAACGGGTGTTACCCGCCAAGATGACCACACCGTCCCCAGAAGGGTTCTCACGGCCCACAATCGGGGTACGCTGACCGAACTCGTTAAACGAAGCTACAACAGCGTCAACGTTGCCCTTACGCGGGTTTCCCGGCAACAAGCCGCACTTGTCTACCGGGAAAGCCAAATCTAGTAACGAAGGGTGGATACCTTCTGCTGACAGGTCATTCATTTCCATGAATGCCAGTATAGTCACTCAGGGTCGGATTACGAACCTGCCGGGTCCTGAATGTCCTCAATAGCTGTTTCCGTAGAAACAACCTCGACAGTTCCGTCCTCAGAAGTGATAGCTGCTGGGGTTTCAACAACATCCAACGTAGGATGGGTGTTAATCTCAACATCAACAGTCTCAACCTCAGGTGCCTTTGCCTTCGCCTTACCACGTGCTGGCTTAGGCTTTGATTCCTTCACAGGAATCTGACCTGGGGTGTCAGCTGACAAACCGACATCTTCAACCTCGACAGGACCAACCCAAGGCTTATCAACTGTGTAAATGTACTCAAGGATCTTGCCGTGAGTGACCTCAACAACAGCACCCGAGTTGCCAGCCGTGTACACCGAAGTACCAGCTGCGACAGGCTCACCGTTCACAACACCGTCCACGGTCGGGATAAGCACCTTTACAACGTAGCTGTCGTCCTGTGGCTCACCAGAAATGACACGGGTCTTAGCGATTACATTGATCAACCTTGGAAGGCTGTTCGCCAAAAGGTTCTTAACATCAATGTGGAACGCGTCACCTGTAGGACGGTCGTTCAACGATGTGAGAGTTGCCTTGCTCAGAACTGTTCCGAAAGCAGCAACACCGCTTTCAGCAAAGTTTACCGACGCCTGGGACTTAGAGGTTGTGAAAATAGGATTAGTCATATGTGTAGTATACCCGTTCTTGAGGTCACTCGAACAAAGAAGGTACAGCTGCCGTCTGAGTGTCGTCCGCTGCCTTCTTGTAATCGACAAGGAAAGAACCAAGAGAACCCGGTGCCAACCCGATCAGAACCTGTGCTGCCAGGCTGTACTTAGCGAGAGGCTGAGCGGAGAACGGAAGAATCACCGTGTCAGCAAGGCCGCTGTTAGCGAACAAAATGGTGATACCGATAGACACGGCCCACACATAAAGCTGAGTGAGAGCGCCGTTCTTATCCCCGGCCTTCACATACTTAGAAAAGTCAACAAACTTAGAACCGATAAGACCCAAGAGTGCGAGTGCTGCTGTACCAACCAACATAGAAGCTCCTTTTATGATGCCAGATTAAGCACCTTCTGAAGCCATAATACACCCTTGTCAAGATTTCCATAGACCCCGACCTTAATACCCTTGTCGCGCAGGTCGGTTTCGGTTCGTTTAGCCAAGTTCGCTGGTTGTTCAATCAGGATAGCTACACTGGGGGACTGATCAAAGTTCACACCAAAATGGACGCGTTCTTCAGGGATTGTCGCACCGAACAGCTGCTTCTCATCGTCACCGACAAGTAGAAGGAATTTACTTTGCACCGAACGAATGAGGGTAGCGGGTAGTGTCAACTACCAGAGTCGTGCCATCATCTTCGTACCCGAGAGCAACATGTGTTTCGATTTCACCGTAAGGTACAGCACGCTGCGTCTTCGTAACGAAACCTTCCTCGTCAATGACGTTACCTGTCAGGATCTTACCGTTAATGTGATGCAACAGGTGCGCCCAGTACAGGTCCACCACCGTCCCATCTTTCAGAACCGCACGTTCAGCGGCAGTCATCCTAATCGTCATGGTCCCAGTATACCACAGATCACTCGACTACAGGATGAGTACCGGCACCACTGTAGCTTCCGGTGTCAACAGGTGAGTGAGGAATAGTTAATGTAAGGTATTGTGTGGAAGAACGGGCCATCAAGTCATCCACGTTACCGCCGTTACCAAACGAATAGTCAGCCATCTCACACACGTACGTCCATGTCTTATGGTTAATGTTGATACTAAGGGTGTAAGAAAACTGGGAGAACGCAGTTGTAAGCTCATTCATACGAGTGTACAAATCTGCTTGAGATGAACCCTTAACACGCAACTTCAGAATCGAAGTTTGAACATCCTGCACAGCATGAACCAGTACACGCCCGCGAGTGTACAAAGAGTCCGCTGTGATACGTCTCTGAGATTGGTCACCTGGACCCCACCCTTCACGGGCAATGTACACTCCTGCGCCATCCGAACCAATGTTGGAAGTACCGAATGTGAGAGGACTAAGAGATAGTTCGGTTCGTGTGATCGAACCTTCTGCTGTCATTGTCATACTAGAGCCGCCTGTCGCTTCTTGCGCTGAGCGTCAGCCTGAACCTGCTCAAGAGTCAAGCCCTGGATAGGACCGTTGAACTGGTACTCTGTACGTGACTCAACAGGAACCGGAACAACCACAATGTTGCCACCGGAAGGACCAGAAGCGGATGCGTTAATCATATCATAGGAAGCTGGACGAGCCACCGGGGTAGACATCTCGCTACGAGCACGACCCGCTGATGATTCAACACCCGCACCCTGCTTAGAGTAAGCGTCCATCAAACCACGTGTCTGGTTCATTGCCTTTTGAGCATCAAAGATAGCGCCCTTAGCGAACTCAGGTACGCCACCAGTCTTACCCAAAGCCTTCTTCAACAGTTCGATCATACGACCGCGCTTGCTAAGAGGCAAGATAACCTCAGGACCATCCTCACCGAACACACCTAGCGTTGGCTTGTTGACAATATCACCTTGAGCGTACTTGGTGAGCTTCTGCTGACGACCGTTTGTCTTAGCGTACTTTGCCAGCTCCTTAAGCTCAGCTACAGAAGCGCGACCTTCAAGAGCCTTCTTCAAATAAGGCTCATCTGTGGTTGCTCCTGGTGCTGCGTAACTCTGCCAAGCAAACTGCTGATCAGGCTTAGACTGAGGGTACGCGTTGTACTCATCAGCGGCCTTCTTCTTCTTCACTGACTCAGCTTCACCCTGAGCGGTCTGGCCTTGCTTGTCCTTGCCTTCCATGATGCCACGGCGCGAATCATTGTTAGCTTGACCTTGGATAGAGTCAACGTTACCACCAGCAACGTAAGGTGAAGCAGAACCACCATTACCTTGGTTCTTCTTTGTGATGAAATCGTAGTACGCCTTCTGGAACTTAGTGCTTGTTCCGATGGATGCCTCAACCTCAGCGGCGGTCCTCAGGGCGTCCTCAGCAGCCTGGTTACCAGTATCAGAAACGAGCTTCAACAAGTTAGCGGCGCTATCAGACACAACCAAAGTTGCGGCGTTCATAGCGGTCTTCATGGACTCTGAGAAACCATCAGTGTAAACGTTAGAAGCATCGAACACGTCAGTGGTTAGACCGAAGAACTCATCCGACATCTGCTGCTGCAAAGCAGGGTTGTCAACAGCACCGTTGAAACCGTCAAGGAAGTTCTGAATCAGAACCTGAGAGTCAGGTCCCAAAGTAGTGACAAGCGCCTCGATCTGGTCAGCGTTGATTGGGCGACCCTGAGCGCCAGCGATCTGAGAAATCTGGAAGAGGTTCGCGGTGAACTTACGCTGTGCTGCCGCAGCCTCAGCGTACTTCTTAGTAAGCTCTTCCATTGTAGGAACAGGCTTCTTACCAAGCTCACCCATGCTTGAGTTGAAGTTCTCAACGAACTTACGCATCTCTTCCTCAGAACCCTGACGGAACTGAGCCAACAAAGGAACAGCGTCCTCGCCCATCTCACGGAACTGAGCAACAACATCGTCCTTCAAACCCATACCGGACATGATCGCCAAAGTACCGTTGAACGTGTCAGATTCGGTCTTAGCCTTCTTTAGGCCAGTGATGAACTCTTCGATGCTCATCTGACGCTCAGAAGCGTAATCCTCAGCTGACTTCTTGGTGTCCTGCAACGCATCCTTCTGCTCATCGAGCGCGGCGATCTGCGCATCGTTAGCGTCATCAATCTTTTCTTTCTTCGTATCGCTCTTAGTCTTCTTCTTAGCGTCAGAAGCAACCTCGTTCAAGAACTTCTTCTGCTTTTCGATGTTCTCAACCTGAGATTCGATACCTTCATTGTACGCCTTAGCGGAAGCATCAGCGTTCTTCTTCAAAGCGTCGTCAATGTCCTTCTGAACATCAGAAGCGACCTGTGCTGGCGTCTTAAGAGCGGTACGAAGGTTATCAGCCAACGCACGGGCATCCTCAAGGATCTTCTCAGAGTTGAACATCGCGGAGAATGCCTCTTCGAACTTCTTGGATGTGTCACTGATCTCACCGAGAGCTTCCTCAGCATCAGCACCACCAACAGCCTCAGAGATCTCGTCGTAACCCATATCCGGGTTAGCCAAGTGGATGTTCATGAACTCATCCTGAAGAGCCTGGAAAGCCTTCACACGGTCCTTACCGGACTTGATAGAGCCACCCATCTTCACGATCTGGTCGTTTAGCTTACGCTGCTGATCCTCAAAGGAAAGCGCGTCCATCCAGTTCTTGTTGTTACCTACACCACGGTTACGGCCAGCCCATTCCCTAACCTTCACAGTACCCTGCATGATGTCAAGCATCTTCTTGTTGACATCGTTAGCTGTGTTCTGTGTGGTAGCAGACTTTGTCTTAGCGTTCTTAGCCTTTTCTTCGACACCAGGAACCCAACCGAACAAGGTGTTACCAAGAACAGCAAGGTTAGAAGTATTGGTGTTAGCTAATTCTTTGTCGGCCTTCTCGACTTCCTTAGCTGTTGCGTTAGTTGCAGCCTGAAGCTCATCGAACGTGCCCTTATCAAGCACTTCGTCAATGTTGACGCTGTAGTTTTCCTTCAAGATCTTGTTCAGGCTGTCCTTCTGGTCCTTCATACGGTTATCCAAATCGGACAACATACCTGGACCCAAAAGCATAGCTGTCATCAAACCCGCACCGGCAGCAGCACCAATCTTACTGAACGCAGCACCGATCTTACCCATAGCTGTAGGAGCCTGGATACCTGTGTTAGCGAATGCTTGCTTGCGAACGTTAGCAAGCGTCTTCTCTTTTTCGATCTGACCCATCGTTGCTTCGATCTGAGCGATCTTTTCCTTGGTAACGTTAGCTTCACCCTCAAGAGCAGCAATAGTACCAGCGGAACGGTTCGAGTTACGCGCAGCATCAACCTCAGCAAGCTGGGTGGTAAGAAGCGCCTCCTGCTGAAGCAACATGTTGTACTGGGTTGTGAGAGCGCTCTGCTTTGCCTGTGCAAGAGTCGCAGCCTTCTTAGCTTCACCGATACCGGTAGAACCGCTACCCATCTGCACAGTGCCCTTAGTGAACGAGCTACCAATACCGGCAGCTGTAGACTGAACCTGACGCCACATAGAACCTACGCTGTCACGAACAGACTTAACCGCTGACAAGCCGCCTTCCTTGAAAGCCACCCACGCACGACGAGAACCGCTACCAATCGTTTCCAACATTGAGAATGAAAGACGCTTCAAAGCCGGTCCGACCTTGTTAGCGTTCTGAATTGCACCGGTCACACCACGTGTGAAACCAGACCAAATGTTGGTAGAAGCTGTCTTCAGGTCAATGAAACGAGAAGAGATACGAGTGGACATGCTGAGGAACGCATCGGAAGCGCGACCTGCTACACCCGTAACCCTAGATGGGATCGAGCTAAGAGCCTGAGACAACCTGATCGGGATCTCACGGAACGTGTTACCAATGGATGCACCCAACGATGACATCGTGACATATGACTGCTGGGATAGCGTTGTGAGCGTACCTGGGATTGACTTGAAAGCATTTGAGATCAACGCTGGGGCATTCTGGAATGTGTTCACGATAGAGCTACGTACTCTTGAGAACCCCATTGACAGACGCTGCTGACCAGCAGCTGCCAACACCATAGCGTTGTTGATGCTGTTACCCAAACCACTCATCGACTGGCCTACGCTTTGGATCGCACCCTGAAGACGAGAACCAGAGAACGCTGATGCCAAACGGGCAGGGATGCTACCCAATGAGGTTACACGGGACCATGCGGTGCTAGCAGCACCGGCCATAGCGTGAAATGGGGCGGCAAGCCTAGACCCAAGGTCACCGCCAGTAACCATAGAAACGAGCTTAGCCAAAGAGGTCTGACCGACCTTAAGAGCAACAGTGAAAGGTGATGTCAACAGCTTGGTAGTACCGGCAACATAGTTACCTGCACCCTTCGCCATTGGAAGCAACCCATCCTTCAAGATAGATGACCACTTTGTGCGAAGAATTGACATCTTCACAAACTGCTGCTGGTACTCGTTGGTGAAACCGGCAAGACGAGCACGAACCTTAGGGATGTTGCCTGTCTTAGCTTGTGGCAAGCTGATCATCATCATCGGGTTCTTGCCCTTACCCGCGCCTGTGAAACCCTTCCAGGTCGCTTGCATCTTACCTACAGCCTGAGAGAAGATTCCTCCCTGACCTTGCATGAACTTTCCGATGGCTGGCATCGAACCGAACGACTGTCCCATACGGAACAAGCTGTTCGTGAACAACTCCATGTTCTTTACCTTGTTCAGTGCGAACACACCCAACATACCGGCTGCCATGCCAGGGAACTTCTCAACGATCGCAGACAACCATTCGATCACCTTCGCAACGGTCACCAGAGAGCCTACGAAGGCCCCTCCGACCGCCTTAGCAAAGAAGGTGGTGACCGGCTTAGCTGCTTCCCAGAGGGCCTTAAACGCCTTCACAGCCTTTGTCATGGCAGGTCCCATGATCTCTGTGACCTTGTTCCAACCGGCAACCAACTTGTCACCCACGTCAGCACCCAAACGGGCAAAGAAGTTACGGATCAAAGCCATCTGGTTAGAAATGCTGTTCAACTGGGCCTTAGCGATCTTCTCAGCGGTACCAGCAGACTTGTTCAAGTTCGCGTCCAAGTATCCGGCCATTTCAGTGGACGTACCAATGAATGTCATGATGGCGGAAAGAGCACGATCCTGGAAACCAAGATCACCGAAGAACGCCTTACGGGCGGCGTCGGACATCGGACCGAGCTTCGACTCGAACTGAGCGATGATTTCGTTGAACTTCTTCATTTCGCCCTTCTCATCGAACACCTGAATACCAGCCTGCTGGTACTTGTCAGGGTTCTTAAGGGCCGTACGCATAAGGTCACGCAAAGCAATGTAGGACTGGGTACCGGCTGTAGCACCCTTGATACCTCGGGAGGACAGAGCCTCAACCATAGAGGTAGCCTCTTCCATTGTCATACCGATCTGACGGGCATAAGCAGACAACTTGTTCTGCAAACCAGCACCGATCTCTTCGATCGTAGCGTTAGAGTCGATGGATGCCTTCACGATAACGTCAGCGACACGCTTAGCACCCTTAGCGGTAAGCTCAAGGTTGTTCGGGTCGAACAATGTGTTCTCGGTTGACCAACCGTTCTTGATGTCCGGTGGCTGGTTCATAGCCTTCTGAACGTCTGTCAGCATCTCGGATGCCTTAGCCAGGTCCATAACACCGGCCTGAGCGAAGATAGCGGTTGTGCCAACCATCTGGTTAGACTGCGCGGCCGTATAGCCAGCAGAAGCAAGGAAGTACAGTGCCTCAGCTGCTTCGGTAGGTGTGAATGTGGTGAACGTAGACACAGCCTTAGTTGTGTCCTCAAGCATCTGCCTCATCTTAGGCGACACGTTATCCATGATCGCCAAAGACTCGTTCATTTCCTTGTTCCAACCAAGGAATGAGTCCTTCATGAACGTCACAGACTTCGAAACCATGTTAACGAAACCATGGATAAGCATGAAACCACCGGAAACAGCAATCAACTGCTTTGCCATACCGGTAGCAAAACTGATACCCTTAGAGAACACATTGGTAGCACCAGAAGACTGCCGCATAGCATCACGGACCATCAGCTGCGCTGCGGCCATGTGCTTCTGAGAAGCTGTACCCTTCTGCGCTGCTTGCTGCAAGATATCACCAGACTGCAATTGCGCACGCGCAACCTGCTGGGTCATGTTCTTGTAGTTGTTCAGCGCTGCTGTAGCCTGGTTGGTACGTGACGGGTCACCAACCGGAGTTGCGACCGTGCCTTGCGAAGCAGACTTGAACTGACGGGTTGCGGCAGAAGCGCGCTTAAGAGCCGCCTCATAACCAGCGGTGTCAGCTGTAACAGAAACATTGATATTACGAAAGCCCATCCGGCACCTTTAGTTACTTACCGTACTAGTTTACCGTCAAGCCCAACCATCTCATTTGGCATCAAAACGATACGAACACCCGGAGGGGTGCCTTCAGGGAAGGTGGCCTTACGGTACGCTTCGATCTCAGCACAACCATGATCACGGATACCGATCGGGGTGAGTTTAGGCTCATCCAACATGCGCCCAGTTTCAACATCAACCCAATCCGATTCGCGGGAACCACAAAGATCACATACCTCAGCCTTAGCTGAAATCCATGCTAATGCTTTGTCTTGGTCATCCTCAGGCCACTTCAGGAACTCGCTATGCGGGATTCCTTTATCCACGCAGTAGCTTAGTTCAGCCCGAAGTCGAGAGTCTGACCAGATTCTTTTCCCAGATCAATGATCTTACGTGTCTGGTTAACCTGAAGAGCAGCAAGGAACAGCGCCATAAGCTCAGCCATGTTCCAATCCTCTGAATCCCACAACTCAAACATCTCTTCCTCAGAGATCTCAGGGGTAACAATAGAAGCAGCCAACAGACCAGGCATGAAAGTGTCCGGGTTCCAAGCTGGCTCTTCCTCATTATCCTTGATAGCCTGCTGCTTTTGCTTTGGTGTAGGCGGTGAGTTAGTGATCAGTTCTTCGAACTTGTGACGACCAATAGAACGGAACTGGAACTCAACCACAATATCAGAAGAGTTAGCAAGCGCCTCATCATACGCTGCCTTCTTCTCATCATGCTCGGCCTTCAAAGCCTTGTTACCTGGGTCCTCAGAGAACGCCTGCTCAGCTTCACGATAAGCGAGAGCGATATTGTTGAAGTCATCAGCTGCCTCGTTATCAAGAGCAACAAATACCTTCTTGACAACTGGCTTCTTGCGGTCCTTCAACTCTGCGAAAGTCTTGATCTTGTTTGTAGTCATAAGGGCAGTATAAAAGGAGCCAAAGGACGCCAAACCTTACGCGCAAAAGCCCGGACCGTAGTCCGGGCCAATGCGATTGCGGTGTCGATCAGGCTACGACTGTAGCGTTCTGAGATGGTGGAGCGGTGATAGTGAAGGTCGTCATGAAACGAGCAGGGTCGTTACCAGCGGACCATTCACGGGCCACGGAAGCCACGGAAACCGGCCAAACCTCACAGTCGTCGCCAGCAGCAATAGCGCCACCCACGCCACCCGTACCATACGGGAAGAAGACAACATATCCACGGGTTCCCTTGATGAGGCCATCCCAAATCGGGTTGGACGTGTCATCGTCATAGAACGTCATCGAAGAGTCGTCAGCGGTGTCCTCACCAGGAATCTTAGAGACGAACTCAGCACACATGTCTGGGGTGTCAATAGGGTTGTTCTGGAATGAGAAACCGGAGATCTCTGCGATACCGCAGGTCAAGTTGGTTAGGTTAGCTGTGATCAACTCGGTAGAAAGATCAGGTGCAGCAACGTTAACGATAACACCTTCACCTTTAACGAAGTAGATCTTTGTCGTACCACGACGGAAGTATCTTGCCATTACGCCCTCCTAGAGCGGGAAATCTAGATCTGTGAGGTAACGTTGAACCGATAGAGATCTTCCGTAAAGAACACCGTTCCTGCTTGTCTCATTCTACCCTTTAAGCCAAGGGTTCTCTGCATTATCTTGTGATCCTGAACCGGAAGCTCATAAAGGTACCTTCCAGTGGTGTTATCCTTGCCACAAATAACACGGATAACCTTGTTACGCATCAACGAAACTTGGTCAGGTCGAATACCGAACGTGGTGATCATGTACTCTTCGCAAGAGTCGGCTTCCAAGCTAACAAACGGTGGACCGTGAAACTCGTTGGTGTCCATGGTACGAAGTTCGTAGTAGGGGAAATCTGCGTTATGGGTGGTTCCTGGCTGCAAAGGCGCGAACGCTTCACCAACAGGAGTTTGGGTTTGCTCGCGGATCAAATCAAGCAAAGCCAACGTCACATACTCTTCTCTGACAACCATATCAGTCATGACGTACCGCCCTTTCAATCAGATCCCACAGCACACGCTCAGCAGCTACGGCAGCCAAAGAGAAATGGGGTTGACCGTCATGCCAATCATGATCAACACCAGAGTGTGTACCTAATTCTAGCCAATAGCCCTTTTCGTCATCCGTACCGAACTCACCGTTGAAAGAACTTCCAAGCCCCGTAAACGAGGTACCGATGCTGTCACGGTAAGCTCCGGTATCAACCGGCGCAAGCTCGTACGCTAAAGCGCGACCAAAGTTCACAGCTTCCAACACAGCAGCACGGGTAAACAAGCTCACGTGACGGGCAGAACTACGCATGTCAGCCAACGTGCCTTTGATGTCAACGGTGACGTTAGGGCGTGTCTCAGCCATTATTCAGCGCCCCTGAGTGACCCGATGTTGTCTTCAATACCAGTGACCATGATTCGACGGTACGTTGTGTGAGAGAACACTTCAATGTCGGTGATACGGAACGTCATCCCCATGATACGTGGGTCGTAAGTGGTTTGGGTGAACTCAACAAAGTCACCCAACTCACCGTCTGTCATAGTTGCCGGAACCAACAGTTTGTAACCGTTAGCGAACTTAGGCATCGAACCCTCATAGAATTCTTTGTCCTTCGTTAGGACACGAGAAATCAAACACTTACCTTCGTAAATGTCTTCCTCAGGTAGACTGTCGATGAGCTTACCGGTAACTTCGTCCAAAGCCGCGTTGAACACACCGCTCACATCCCTATAGATGCGGCAACGGTCAATCATCTGCGATTCGATAAAGTTGCGGCCTAAAGCCCTGTTAATTCTCATCCACCCGCCGTTTCAATCAGAACAGCAATCACATCATCAATCGGGTTAGAACCCCAACCTGAACGTGTAAGCACTTCATCTTGAAGTTTCTTCTTATCAATGGTTTGTAAGAACAACACCACAACATTCGGTTGCTTACGTTCATCTGCCAGTTCGAAACTCATGCTGTCCTCACACGACGAAACTTCTTGATAGACAAGAAATCTAGTTCAGAAGGAAAGATCAGCAAAGACGAAGCCTGCGAAGCATACATCTTTACGCTGTTAGATGTAGCTGACTCGTACTCAACCTCGAAATCCTCTACGCGCACACGCTTGACAACGCCACCGAAATCGTTATCAGGAACATGGATAACATCACCGTTCTCATCAAATGGGAAACAGTTGCCGCCAGATGACGATGACGATGACGATGACTCTACAGCTGTCAAAGACGGGTCCTTCAACTTCTCCAACACACCAAACAGCAACAAGCTGTTGATAGCGCGATGGTTAAACCCAGCCGTGTACTCTACTGTGATAAGCTCACCGTAATAGTTGTTACCGATCATAACCGGATCGTACGTACCGTAGTAGTTTGACATATACTGAAGGCCCCACTTAGTAGGCTTCCAGTAATCTTCGTCAACCGTATCGCCGTTCACACTCACCGATTCAACACTAATAACCGGGGTGTTATCTAGAAAGACCCTGCCGCCCTCATCAATCTCAACCTCTTCAGTGAATTGTGTTTCACCGATAGGGCGACCCAAATAGGCTTCGATCTCACCGATAGCAAGATCAAGCAGAAGTTCGACGCGTGGAGTCTCCGCATTAGAGAACTGCCGTCCGATATAGGATTCGATATTCTCGATTGTCAGAAGAGCCATAGCTCCAATGATACTATGTCGCCACCGAATCACTGCCAAGCAAACCGAGACGACGCGCCTCAGCAGGACGGATTCTAGCTCCCACAGGATACAGTAGCTTCCGCACGGTACGCTTCCCTACCGTTGTCTCCGAGAACACCCTATGAGGCACCGTAAAGGTCGCTCCTGGGTCATCTGACGGCTTCGGTGGGATGAACTGGATAGCACCTTCATAGTCGTACTCGCCACGACAGTTCGTGCCTATTTCACCGCACACAGGACAAGACTCACCGCCAGAAGAAACAACAGTTATATTAGAGGTCGTTGGAGAAAACATACTTGTCCTTAAACGTGCGAATGGCCCGCATCGCTGCGAGCCATTCTAACACATTGTCGAGGGTTAAGGATCAGACGTGGACTGTCTTCACGTGACCAACGCCGGTATCTTCGATAGCGACGAAGTTCTCAAGGTACTTGACCTTGCCTGGGGTGTCAGAACCGTCAAGACCACCATCGACTGGGGTGTCGAGAATCTTGGTTGGGTTCTTTGCACCCGGAAGTGTTACAGTAACGTATGTCCTGTCTGGATATGCCATTTTGACTCCTAGAGATCGTTTGCCCCTTTGGGCTTACCTCTAGTCTAACGGCTCAGCCAAATTTGGCACGGTTAGATTCAATGTATAACCGTGTTTGCCGTTCCGACTCAGACTCATGCGACATTTCTTCTCGGATACGTTCAGCGTCAGCGTCACGGGCAGCCATAATCTCGTCACGCAAGAACGCGTCCTTATGAAGTTCTTTAGGGTCGTCTTTGCTCATAGTTGAACGAACGTCTCCCTTTCTTCATCGGTCATTGCTTCGAAACGTTGCTTCAACGTTTGACCGCCCCAAATACCGAACTTCTCCCATTTGCCAGCAGCTGCACATTCAGCACGGACAGGACAAACATCACAGTATTCTTCGACGTACTCAGCTTGCATCGTATCACGGATAACATCAAGGTTTTTCTTGCTTTCACGCTTGAAAGCCTTCTCAGTCATGTAATACTTGTCACGGATGTCATGCCACGTGAATTCTTCCCAGAAGAAATGTTGCGGACCTACACCATTACAAGCAGCGCGGCTCTGCCATTCAGGCCGAACCAAAATATCAAGAACGTCTTCAGCACTCACGCTGTCCATACTCCCCAGTAAAGGTCAACGACAAGCGCCTCAACCTTATCCTGGGGAGGATGTGCGGGCAAGGTCGTGTTGTTGAGTGCTCGGATTGCTTTCGTGTCAGCTTCAGCGAGCATCTGAAGGATCTCATCGCGGTTCAAAGCGCCTTGACGGATAGCGATATAGTCGTCAAGTACCAGTTCTGGCATCGGATACTCAGTGAAGCCTTTCTTATCCAGAGACACCGCATCAGTAAGCCACCTAAAGGCCGTAGCGGCATGTTTCAGGACCTTACTAGACGTTTCCGCCCCATCCCTACTCTGCTCCACAAAGCGCCTCTGAGCGCCCTTAGAAGCCCCCACAAGAGCTTCAAGTGCTTTCACCGTAACAAACCATTGACGGTTCGCCAGAATTTGCAACCAAGGCTCGGTCGTAACCAGTGGATCAGGATGCCACAACAACTGAATATTGTTAGGCGTACCCTTTGATAAGGTACTGACAAACTTGCCAAGCCCGAGCGTTGTACGGTCTGTGTTCTCATCCTCGTTGATGATCTGAGTTGAGTCACGCCAGCCGTGAAGAATCATACGGTCACGATCCTCCATCACGACATGAAAAGTATCATAGTCGCTATCTGCCGTAGCGCAGCCGTAAAGGTTTGACCCTACTACGCCCGCAAAGATCTCTTGTTCCATGTCAGTAGTCTACCAGACCTAAGGTCTGTTTTCAAGTCAAGTCCCTTAGATCTTCTTGCTTTGCACCATATGTTGGACCGTAACCCAAATTAACAATACGCTCATCAGTCAACAACTCAGCACCAGGAAGACAACCAGCAAACACATAACGAGGGAACACACCCGTCATCAACACAAACAAAGTATCAGTCTTCCCACCCAAAGTAATACGAGCTAACAACTTACCGTTACTGTACATTGTCGTCTTCACGTCAACAGGCGTATCATCAATCATCGTGTCACCTATATCGGTGATCATCGAACGAGGATGGATCGTCAAATCCGGCAAAGCATCCACAAGCCTACAAAACGCAACCTCACCACCAATACCTGCAAGATCTGTTTCATAGTTTGACTGTGGCCCGATCTTAGCGTTACGCACACCGGACTTACGGTTCGAAGCGTAACGGTCACGTGCAATCGTTTCAACCATAGCCTGATCTTCAAGCGTCAACTTGATCTTCGTGCCCTTAGCTAACATAAACGTCTCCTAACGCGAACTAGCGTGGGCCATGATAGCCCACGCTAGTTCGATTAGAAGGTTACCAATCAGACGGTTGGTGCGTTGTCGAACTTGATTTCGACGAAGGACTCTGGACGCTTCACGGCCATACCGATGCGCTCTTCTGCAAGAACAACAACGGCGTTACGGATGAAGAGGTCAGCGTGCTGCTCAGCGATACGAACGTTAGCTTCCTCACGGTCGTAGAGGGTTGCTCCAAGACCGAAGGAACCAAGAAGGGCGGTGCCTTCCTCGATCGCTGGGGTTGCGATAACTGGCATGTTCCAAACACGGGGGGAACCACCAAGTGCGATGGAGACTGCCAGAAGGTAGTCACCGTCAGCGTTCTTGGTAAGCTCGATGTCTTCCCAGTCGTTCGGGTGAACAACTACGCCGGTTGGCTCGTAGAAGGAAAGGAATGCGAGCGTTGCAGCACGACGGATTGCGTCAGCCTTGGTGTCAGAGACAGGGGCTGTTGCACCAGCGGACCAGCTGTAGGACTGGATACCAGGAGTGTTGAGGATACCCTCAATGTCCTCGCCTACACCAGTACCTGCAAGAATCTGGAAATCCTCTTCAAGACGAAGACCGTAAAGGAGTTCGTTGTCGATCATTCCACGAAGCTGCGGCTCGTCAGCAAGGACGTTACGGTGAGCAACTTCCCAGTGAGCGATGGTGCGGATTGGAGCCTGGTAGCCTTCCCACTGCATGTTGGACTGAGGCTTAATACCAAAGTTACCAGATGCACGCTGCGGAACTGGCGCAGCGTTGTTGGTGAAACCAACGGAACGGAAGTATTCGATCATCGCAGCAGAGGTTGTCTGCACTGGGAAGAGGTCACGAACACGTGCAACACGACGGTTGCGCTCGATCATACCTTCACGCTGAACGGTACCGAATGGGAAGTCACCGGTCGTTGGGCCTGTACCGGAGTAAAGGTCCTTCTGACGCCACATGTCACCAATGTTGGCCTGTGCGATCTTGAAAGGTGTACGCATAGCTACACCGTTACGACCGTTGCCAAGCTCCTTGAACTCAGGAGAGTCGATGAACAACTCACCAAGAGACTTGCGGCCCTGGTAAGCCTGTGGTGCGCCACCGAAGTCAGCGGAACCAGCTGGTGCCAAGAGGAACTTCTCTGCCTTCTCTGCGGCGTTGAAGCCCTCGATAAGCTCGTTCAGTTCCTTGATGTCCTTGATGTTCGCGGTGAAAGCGGACTTCTGATCCTCAGAAACCTCAACGGTTCCAGAATCGTTTACAGCGAAAGAGGCTGCGATCTCGTTGTTGAGAGCGACCTTTTCCTTAAGAGCAGCTGTTAGGCTCTTGATGTCGGCAGTTTCAGTACCCATTTGTTTTTGCCCTCCAAAGGCGGTAGATTTGTTGGTATTGCATTTGGTTTATTCGGCAAGCGTTCGAGTAAGCACTTGAAACTGCCCTTGCGTTATATGGCTATGTTACATACAAGCCAAGTAGAGATGACTTTACTTCGCGAAAAGCGTCGAATATTCTGCGAGTGACTTAAGGAAATCAGCGTCAGAGATTGTCTTAACCTCTGCGATAACGTCCTCATCAGCGTTCGCAACGTCCGTATCACCGGCATCTTCGGCAACATCGCCCTCAGACTTAGCCTTCACAGGCGTTGGTGTTGGCGCTGGGGTTTCGATCTCACCGTCAGCCTTGACTTCTGGCTCAACAACAACGGTCTTCTCTTCGTCATTGTCATCAGATGTACCAAGAACAGCCTGAATCGACTCGATAGCGGTCTTCAAAAGGGACTCGTTATTCTTAGAAAGAACACGGCCAGCCTTCTCAGCCATCACATCGGTGATTGTCTTCTCAATCTGAGAATCCATACCGTACTTGATAGCTTCCTCAAGAGCACGCTTCAGAACAAGAACCTCAACAACCTCAACAGCAACACTGTCACCGATCTTGATGTCCTTACCGTCAATGGTGTAATCAGCTTCCCAGTAACCCTGGTCCTCTGCCTTACGGTCGTACAAGAAGTACACAACCTTGGACTCGAAAGTAGCAAACACGTAGGTGTAACCAACGTCCTTGAACTCTTCGCCTAAAGCCTTAGAAAGATTAGCGTAACGCTCTTCGAACGAACCGGCCAATGCCTTCACTTCGAGGTCATAACCCTCGTCCTTCTCTTCGATGATCTTCACGCGGTTTGCACGTGGAGATCCCTTTTCCCCGCCACCAGCTACGTCAGGTGTAGCAACCTTCTCCTTGTCAACGTCGTCTCCCGCAGGAGCCTCATTGTCAAGGTTCTCTTCCTTCTCGCCAACAACAGGAGCGTCACCCTCAACAGGGGCGTCCTTGTTCTCAGCTGCGTCAGAAGCGTCCTTCTCATCACCAGCAGGGGTGATGTCGCCGTCAAGAGCATCCTTGATCTCATCTGGCGTAACAGTACCATCACCGATAACCTTGATCTGGTCCTCAGTTGTTGTGTCGTCCTTATCTGGGACCATGGTTTCTCCTTCAGTAGGTTCTTCGATGATGCGGGCAACAGCTGACTTGATAGCGTCTAGCTTCGTAACGTCAACGCCACGCACCTCAATCTTGGTTTGACCATTAACCTTCTCAGCCTTAATGAAAGCTGTGGAGGTCATGGCGTTAGCCCCGAATAGAACCGGGGAATACTCGTAAAGCTCGACTTCCTTCAACAGGTTAGCGCCCTGCTTGCGGTCGAACTCTTCATCGTGGGTTCGGTAACCGATAGACCACTCTGATTCGCCTTCGTAGAACTTGACGTTCTCGTAAGCGTTACGTCCTTCGTCGGTCTTCAAGTTGAACTGTGTCTCAACGTACAAAGCACCGTAACCACCAGCTTGCAACGAAGCTGGGAGACGAGCGTCACCGGCCTTGATTTCCTCGATCTTCAAAGTTTTAGAAACAGGGCGGTCCCAGTCGTGCGACCAAACACCCTTAGGCATACGGGTCTTCAAGTGGGTATCGAATGCGCCAGGCTGGATGATGTCACCAACGCTGTCCTTATTACCGATAACCGCGACAAACGCACCGACGATACCTTGAGTATCGTCAAGGATCTTCAGATCAGGCGGAATCAGGTCCTTGTATTGGAACTGAATGTCAGTCACTTGTCGTCCTTTTCCTTAGCCGGTCCACGAACGGCCTTATCCTTTACAGGGCGAAGAGCCTTCTTGCCCTTCTGGTTAACTGGTGCGTAAGCACGCTTGGTGTTCTCAACGAGGTCCATTCGTTTCTCCTACTGGAATGATGGTATTGCCGGTCATATGTGCGGGTGGAAACTTGTACGAGGTCTTACCAACAGCAAATAGTTCATCTGCTTCAACTGTCTTTAAGTGTAGGTCATTGCCATTTCCCCACCACATTTTTCTCAAACCCGACTTTACGCATCCGTCAACAACACCCTTGTTGTAGGCTTCGGAAGCAAGAGAATGGAGCGCGTCAGAACTGATGTTGTTAGCGGCAGCTTCCATACGTGCCTTAATTTCGGTGGTTGCACGACGAAAATCGTTGTGAACCTCTAGTTCGGCAATGTAATCCTCAGCTGCTTTACGCAATTCTTCTACAATAGACTTTACGTGGGCTGAAGCCAAAGATGTAAGCCCGAAATCGCTCTTAGATGAGCCTGTGACACTCTTGTAACCTTCGTTGTAAGCTGAACGCTGAATACCTACAAGGTCATCAGACAACTGCTTAAACCACACGTCAGGGTTAAACAGCTTGTCAACCGCATCATCCTGATCAAAGAATGCACGCTTGAACTTCTGACCGGAGATCTTCTCGCTCATGACGCGACCGACACGTTCACCGATACGCCCAACCTCATGCTTCAGAATGAACTCCCAACGATCCATCGCATCAAAGTTCGCTTGAGCGATCTTCTCGTACTTGGCGCTTTCCGCCACAAGATCAGAACGTTCCTTCTCGACAACAGCTGCCTTCGTACGGATCTCTTCTGCTTCAGCTGCGCTCAGCTGTGCGGCCCCAGCCGGGTTATCACGGTTCGGGGTAGGGGAAAGACGCTCATCACCTTCGTTGGTCCTTGAAGGGTCGTTCTGGCCTGTGTCAGCGGCTCCTGGGCGACCCGCAGGCGGCTTAGGTTGGATGATGTCCAACAGATCCTGACCGATAGGCTTACCGGTCGTTGAAACGAACGGAACAGATGTCTTCGGGATGAACAGAACGTCAGCTTCTTCGCTTGAGATTTCTGCCTTAGAAGTTTCCTTACGGTACTCGTTAACGCTCATACCGCCAGCGGTGAACTCGCGCAGCACAAACTCACGACGCTTGATCTCTGCACGTTGAAGAACATCAACGTTAGATGTGTCGTAAGCTGTGAACAGGTTCGGGTCCTCATCAAGCTCATCGAACGGAGCACCAATCAACTCAAGGTGACCCTTCATTGTTTCGTGCCAGAAGATAAGACGCTCTTGTTCAGCACTATCAAAGCTCATGTTCTCAGCGTTACCAAGAACAGACTGAGGAACACCGAAAGCCTCAAGGATTTCGCTCTTAGAAACAGAACGAGTTTCCTGATACTGGGCGTCACGGGGAGTGACAGCTGTGTCAACAAAGTCAGCACCTGTTTCAGATGAAATAACTGTGATACGACCGGCCTTACCGACACCACCGCTGAAACGAGCGCGCAACTCTTCAGCGTCAGCTTCTTCCATGCTGCCCTTGACAACAACGATACCGCCTGGTCGACCGTCGTTAACCAGGAAGTTACGGTTGTATAGCTTAGCAAGCCATTCGGTTTCGATCGCCAACCCAGCTGATTCCAACGGGGTCATACCCATGTACTGGTTGAACGGGTGAGGACGACGAATCCAGATGATATCCTCAGGCTTGTACACCTTTGTGACGGTACGCATAGCGCCCTGAGAGTTATCTGTCCATGTGTGCTTGTAACCCTTGATGAACGTCTTGCGGTCAGGGATGATCTCAACCTGATCCGGTGGAAGCAAAATAAGGTCGGTTACGTCACCACCGTTATTACGAACAACAAGAACGAACACACCCTTACGTGAAAGCAAGAACTGTGCGGAAAGACGGTAACGGAAGATAGCTGCGTGCTCACCAACATTAGCTTTCAAGTTGAAGATCTTGTACAGCGGGTGATCATCAAGGAACTCGCCCTTGAAACGGTCACCTTGACGCAAATACATTGGCAAACGCATCTGGTTAGATGCGATAGCGTCAACACAACGGTACACCCACGTTACTCGCTCCAACGCTTCCTTGACAGCGCGGTCAACATCCCAAGCGCCACCGTAGTAAACGTCTGAACGACGGATACTACCTGAACCCATTGGGGAAACCTTGCGACTAACCTCGATTGTTGGCGGCGCGTTCCACTTCATCAATTAGCCCCTAGTAGGAATGCGGAAACAAACGAAACCCCGCCAAGGGCCACGAACGTAATCCAAAACACATTGCCTACAGCATATAGCGTAGCCGCTACAGGGAAACTGATAAAGAACACTGCTAATAGCAGGTTGGCAAGCGTGTAAGTAGAAAGATTCACTCTCCGAGCTTACACGCCCGCCAGGTGTAAAGGTACCTACACGGAAATTCCTGGCATATTCTTCGCCAATGACTCCGAGATCTCAAGGACTTGCGCTACAGCCCAATCGTAACCATTGGCTCGCTTACGCTTACGAAAAGTCTTAGAATTCACCACAGGACCAACCTTAACCGTAAAGGTAACGTGCTTGTCAGTATCCTGAATGATGATCTCAGGGGTGATCGGAAGCTCAGAAAGGATCGTCATCGCTCAGTTCCTTGCCTCTGCGAATCGTTGAAGCCTGATCGCCCCAACCTTGGTTGACGTGCTTACGGTCAGCAACAGTGGTCTTCGGCTTAACGTCATGATAACCCATGAAGTTCTCGATCTTCTGAGCGTCACGCAAGATCAGTTCGATAGCGTTGTACGCCTTGCGCTGATCGTTATCGCCACGATGGAACGGAGAATGCTCAAGGCCCTCGACTGCCTTCACCAGATCTTCAACAGACCAGTCCTTCAAACGACGCTTGATCAGGTCACGGCGTGAGTCGGTGAGTTTCTTGGCTTGGAAACCGCACCGACCGAGCGTAGCGAGGTACGCATCCCACACAACAGCCCAGTCTTGTCGAGTTTCCGGCGCTTCGAGCGACAGGTTCTCTTGGGTTCCCTTTGGGTTTGTGTTACTTGGGTTTATGTGACCTGGGATCACATTTAGATCGGGGTTTTCCCCGTTGGAGATCACATTTACGTCGCTGGAGATCACATTTAGCTCGCTGGAGATCACATTTGGAAACAGGAACTCGTAGCAAACCGTCTTCTTGCCCTGGCCCATCGTCTTACCCTCACCGAGCACCTTCAGGTAGCCATCCTCGACCATCTGCTTGAGGGTTCGGTTGACGAACTCACGTGTACATCGCGCCTTGCGCGCAAGGTTCTCGTTCGACATCCAGAACTCGTTACCCAGGTCGGTGTTCACTACGTCAGCGATCGCAATGTGGATCAGCAGTTGCTTGCCTTCGTACGGGCTAGACTCAAACGCCCAGCCCAAAGCCTTGTTACTCATATTTTCCTTCCATAAAGTCCTCCCAGGATCGGGAGCCTTTGCGCAGGTTACAAGATACACAGAGCGTGTGCAGATTGTCAGGATCTGTCTTCCCGCCCCGAATCTGTGGGATCTTGTGGTCTACGCACAACGGGCCATCTGATTTACAGTTCACACATCGAAAATCATCTCTCGCGTAGATCCATGCACGGAAATCGGGGCAAATTTGCTGTCGAGTACGTTCTAACCCGGCTTTTGCACGGTTTTCGGTGCATTTCGCGCACTTGAGACGCAACGAGTGTCGTTTTCCGCACGGTCGTACCTGATACGACCGCTGTGAACCCGTACTGGGCCTGCTATACTGAGCGCTGATGTTGGACGAACGCATGGAAGATCCCTACGAGGCTGAAGAACGCGAACGCATCGAGCAGAACCGTCGAGAACGGCTCGCCTCGGTACGACAGCGTATGAGGATCATATCAAACTCAGCTGTGGATGACGAACCTGAAGAGGAAACTGCTCCCACAGAGCCTGAAACCACCGAACCGTCACGCACCGACATCATCCGGGCTAATCGCGAGCAAAAATGGATCGAAAAGGTACCTCCCAAGTTCCTTCCTGCCTCCATTTCCACGCTCCCACCCAAGATGCGCAAAGCTGCGGTCAGCTGGATCACCCACCAGTTCCCTCAGGGCCAGAATCTTGTTCTTCACGGTCCGACAGGCGGCGGAAAGAGCACTTTGGCGTACGCTATCGCCCGTGAACTCTACTGCGGCGGTACTGTTTGTAAAATTTGGCAAACAGCAGCCCTAATGCGTGAACTACGACCCAACGATGGCTCACGACAGATCTTCGATCAGGTTCAGAACGCCGGATTGCTGTTCTTGGACGACGTTGGAGCCGAAAAAGAGACAGAATGGACCGAAGAACAGCTGTTTCTGATCATCGACCACCGTTGGCAGTACAATTTGCCAACAATTGTTGCCACAAACCTCACCGAAGACGCCCTTCATGAGCGTTTGAGCGACCGAATCTACTCACGACTCCACCACGGAGCGGAAATCCGCCTTGTAACAGGTCAAGATTACCGCAATACGCATGAGGATGCTTAATGCCCGACGTACATGACCTGATTGACGAACTTCTAGACGAAATCGAGGGGATGGGTGAAGATTATGCTGCCACCCACACCAAGATCGCGCTCCAAATGATGGATGACGACTCCCCAACATCAGTTGAAATCGTTGCTTTCTACCTTCAATGGGCTATTTCGCACAGAAACATTGTTGAAAACGGCTTCAAATCGCTCTGTAACTGCCAAGCAGGCTGGTTACAAGGCACAGACGGAGGGGTTAAGCCATGCCCACGGTGCAACTCTGAATCCAATGAGAAATGGTATACTGAGTATGTAGACTCAGACCAAGGACCTCAATGACCGATGATGCAACACCGACTCCACTTCGCCTTTCTTTCAGTAGCATGTCACTGTTCAAACAGTGTCCGAAGCGTTGGGAATTCCGTTACATTGACAAGCTAGGCGACCCGGCAGGGTACGCCGCTACTCTCGGATCGTTTGTTCATCAATGCTTTGAGCATTTCTTTGAGCTACCAGCTGCAAAACGAACCCGCGAAGCCATGAAGGCAATCGCCCGTGAACAATATGATCTTTTCATCACCCACGAACGTTACGCAACCGAATTCGCAGAAAACGTAGGCACCGAAGAAGCAGATCATAAGCTATTCCGACAAAAAGCATGGATCTCGATCATGTCTTTGTGGGAATTCGAGAACCCCGAATCAGTTAAGGTTGTTCATAATGAGTACGAATTTCTTTTGGACGTGGATGGCATCAAGGTTAAGGGTTTCATTGACCGTTTGGAAGAAAAGAACGGTAAAGTCGAAATCGTTGACTACAAGACAGGGAAAGCCCCAATGCGTCGGTACCAAGCCGACAAGCTCGAACAGCTGTACTTGTACGGGGCTGCTGTGCTTGAGGACTTCGGGGAAATGCCGTCGAAGGGAAAGCTCTACTTCCTAGGATCTGAGATCGTCTCAACGCCCCTTAACAAGGGCCGTGTGGACCTTATTCGCCGGAACATTACTGCTACCGCAGTGAAGATCAACAAGGCTAAGATCAACGGATTTGAGCCTACAGTGGGGCCTCTGTGCGCTTGGTGCGCGTACGTGGATAAGTGCCCTGCCGGTCAAGAAGAAATCACTTGGAGATCCAAGGAAGGTAAGATCAAAAAAGCTGCGCCTGGCTACCAATTGGGGAAGGAACTGGCGGCAGCTGCGGCTCTTGAGGCTGAGACTTACTTTTAAGCTCAGTTTGTGCTTCTTTGCACCCACGCAAATCTACACTGCATGATGACGCGCGATTGCCGCTGAACCCCTTGAGAAAGTGGTGCAGCGGCAATTCGCGTTTACATCTAAGACATGTTTGGGTTTCGTTCACAAATCAAGTTTACCAGCAACGATAAGACCGCGAGCCTGATTCCAACCTTCAAAGTTAGAAAGGATGTATTCACCTGGCGCAGCTGGGGTGCATACATGTTCGAACGGCGACAAGTGTGGCGGCGATTGGGACGCCAAACGAGAATACAACTTGAGGTCAGCTTCAATGTCACGCTTGCCATCGTGGTTCAAATATGATACACGGGCGCAACGTGCCACGCTAAGCTCGATCTTTTCTTTCCAAGAAAGATGCTGTTCGTCATCCTGAACAAACGGGGTGTGCCATTCACCGTAAGCTAACAGCTTAGGTGTGGATGCGGCGATAGCAGCTTCGATCTCTTCGGCTGGCACCCGGATCTCACCCTGAGCGTCCTTATGGCAACGTTGCTTGTAGAAGTTCTCCCATTCGGTCGATGTCACCAGACAAACATGCTCAGCGAAAGGCTCAAACAAACGGTTGACATACGACTTATGTACGTTCATAGCGTCGAGTTTCTTCCCAAACTCGATAGCAGCGTCACGCGCTTCAAGCCACACTTTAGTGCAATAATCCGCATCCTCGCCAGTAAGTGGCTCCGCTGGGGTCATGCCCGACTGGTTTGTGCCCCACTCATATGGGATTGCTGGGCTTTCAGTGATGCTAGCAATGACCTTTGGAATTGGTCGGGCACGCGAAGAGGCGCTATTTCGTGAGAATGCCCGGTGTGTATTGAATTCGGCCAGGACAAACCTGTGCATGGTGACTTCAAGAGTCGTTACCCGAATACCTTCTGGTGAGATCGAGTCGCAAACTACTTTAGCTGGTTTCATGTATACCTTTCAAGGATTTCTCTGGCCCAAGCTACCATGTCTTCGGCTCTACCGCCTTTTGGTTGACTCGTGACCCAAAGTTCTAGATTGTTTAGACTGTTATCTATCTTGTCTGTGTTTTTGTGATGGACGTTTTCACCAGGTAGAAGACTGCGGCCTAAATGGCGTTCCATGACAAGACGATGCTGTGCCACGTAACCTTTAGTGTGTCCAGGATAATTATACCCTACGTACTCACGGACGTAACCTTCCTCAGTAGTTACTGTATCCCCGAGTTGTTTTCGGACCATTTTTGTGGCTCCGCGGCGTTCTCTGCCGACACGATCGTAGCGAATTTTCTTGTAGCAAGGTTGGCACACCCCAAGACAGTGGATCTCGCGATTGCAACCGTTAGTGCAGGTGCCAACGTTACTTTCGAGTTTAGGTCTTCCCATACCAGAATGTTACAGCCTGAGCCAAATTCAGTTTGTGGTACACAAACTATACACGAACACCTGTCGGTGTGATCGAATCTGCAATGACCTTAGCTGACATCAGCGCTCCAAAGTGATGTCAGAGAGCTTTTCCTCTTCTTGCCAATGTCGAGGGTTGTAGGTTGCACGGAACCTAGGAGGGATGGAGTGAGCAGAAAAGTAAGTCAAAGAGTTACGGCCCCGAATGAAATCGTACTCATCGAACTTTTCAATGCTGAACATGCCAACAAAGTTGTAGTTGCCAGCATAGCTACGGACAAACGGGTCATGAATGATGACCTTCAAAGTTCCGCCAGCAGGGAAAGTCCATGTGTTTGATGCAGGATCAAACTTAACATCAAGAACAGCAAACAGCCTAGCGTACTCTACCTGCACATACTCAAGTGTCTCCTGGTTGTGAACCAGAAACAAACCCTCATACTCAGGGACATCAGCGTACTGCACAGCAGCTACCATCAACGCTTCACGGGCCTCACGATCCTTCCGAGTCGAAAGGATCGTTTCGCGGGCGGCGGTTGACAGAAACTCTAGTTGCAGTTCTGACAACTCCAAATCGGATGGCACCATACGAAGGCGCGGAGCAAACTCGCTCATACTTGACTCCTAACGTTAGCGTTCAACGAACGCATGTTCTCTAGACGTGCGTGCAACATACGCATCACTTCACGCTTAGCCTTAGACTGGGCTTCCGCCAACAGATACTCGCGCATCTCAGTTTCAGACTCCAACTCCGAATTAGCTTCCTTGTCACGAACAGAACCAGATGACGCTTGGAAAGCACGGGCTTTCTTCTTCTTGAACTTTACCGCAGCAAGAGCTTCAGCTGTAAGAAGATCACCGTAATCGTACGTTGTCTTCTCCAACAGTTCAAGGTCGCTGACAATGCTTGCCTCGATGTCAGCTTGAGCGAGGATACGGCTACCAGTTGGTCGTTGCGTCATTACTTCTTCTTTCCGTTGACTACCTGCCATATTCTACTCTTCGTGACTCCAGTTAGAGACGCAATCTGATCCAAACTTAGACCTTTCTCATAACCGTCCTTGATCAGCAGCTTATGTGCTTCCCAGGCGCGTTCAGAGGTTGCGCGCATCTCAGCGAGAGCGTTAGCAGAAGTGGTCAGACCGCTAGCAACACCAGCCAAATCTTCTTTGATCTTCTTCATTCTGTCACCGACTCAATCCAAATCGAAACACCCTGCGATTCTCCACCCTCAACAACGTACTCTTTGTGAGCGGTCAACGAAACAACACGGCAGTCATCTTTTAACACGCCTGTTTCACCGTTGAACGTCAACGAATCCAGCACAGCACGCGCCAGCTTGTCAACATCGGGCTTCACTGTCATGTGGCGGCGCTTAGAAACTGGTACACTCTTAGGTCGGTCGAAACGGAACACC